TAATCGTTTCCTGGGCCTCTAGCTCATGCCTGGTTAGAGCAGCGGACTCATAATCCGTTGGTGCCGAGTTCGACTCTCGGGGGGCCTACCAAAGAAATCCTGAGAAATCAGGTACCTACAGCCGCCAGCAATGGCGGCTGTTTCGTTTCCGGCGTCCAGGTTGACGCAATCTTGACGTTCTCAGCGTGGTGGGCAAGGTGCGTCGGGGCGAGGTGGGCATACTTCTGAACCATCTCGATTCGTTCCCAGCCGCCCAATTCCTTTAAGACCATAAGGGGCGTCCCAGCTTGCACGTGCCACGATGCCCACGTATGCCGGAAATCGTGGAATCGAAAATCTACGATCCCCACTGCCTTGCACGCGGCGGAAAGAATCGACGCGTCAATCTGGCTGATTTGGGCCGGTTCCCGATCGGCCCTTGCGCGCCTGGTAAAGACCAGTGTCGGGTGTATGCCGAGGCGACGTTGCAATACTCCGGCAGCATCGGAGTTTAATGGCACTGCACGTGCACGCTTATTTTTTGCGCGCCCATGGGTGATCCAGGCGTGCCGCTTCTCCAAATCGACTTGGGCCCAGGTGAGGGATAAAACCTCCGTAGCGCGCATGCCCGTGGCAACGGCGAACAGGCTGACCTCCTGCATCCATTGAGTGGACATCGCTTGGATGATCTTGACGATAACGGGCGACGGCTCCCAACGTACGCGTACGTCCGGCTCTTCAAATTTTGTCAGTTTCGGCGCTCTGCTGAGCCAGCCCCATTCGACGCAAAGTGAAAGTACGCGCCGCATCGTCGCGAGGTACCGATTTTTCGCGCCGGCACTCAATGGCTTCGGCTTCCGATGCTTATGAGTGCTGTGCGTTGGAAGCTTCGCGAGGATGGTTCCGCTTGTTAAAGAGCTGACCGCTGTGCTGCCGCCGAGTGCGGCGCGCCAATATTTGATGTGGCGCACCTTAGCGTCATAGTCGCGTTGCCCCTCGGACAGTTTGAGCGTTTGCAACGCAGCTTCGTCCAGAGAGTGGTTGGGCTCTTCACCCAACTTAACCTTGCGCCACGCGTCGGACTTCAGCCGGTCGTGGTACTCCTGTGCCGCCTTTTTGTCGGTTGTGCCAGCAGTACATCTAATTCTCGGGATGCCTGGCGTGCAGATGTCGATCTGCCAAACGCCGGACTCTTTATCTCTGCGGATTGACATGTGGGTTCTCCGTCGACCAGCAGCGATAGCCGGGTCACATTTGAGCTTTTTTCGGTCAGCAGGGCAAGCTGGGAGGGCCAAACTCTCCACACTCTAGATCCGGGAATTCGAAAGCCGATGCGCTGTCGATAGGCGAACACAGTGCTGTACGACAACTTCAGGCGCGCAGCCGCTTCCTGGAGGGTAAGGGCGGTTTCTTCGTCGCTACTGGCCATCTACCGGTCCTCCGTCTCATGACCGATCAGGACGCCAAACTCCACGACCCACACCCACGGGTTCTTGTGCCAGCTGCCCATCCCGTTGATTTCTTCCCACAGACGGCGATACGGGTCTACAGCAGCATCCCTGTATGCCAGTTCACGTTGCGTCGCATCAGCCCCAAATAGGTTGAACTGGCGCACCTTGTCCGGCACCGTCCCCTCTGCCTTTGCGTCAGCACTGCTGATCTGCTGTAGCTTTTCTACCCGGATGCCGGTGATCTCCAGCACCAGACGCGATGCCGAGCGCGGCATGTGGATGCTGGGAAGCCAAAATCGGTACTTACCGCCAACCGCCAGTTCTCCGTCGGCGCCGTCTGGCTCGTCCAAGTAGTCCGCTCGGTAGTGAACTGGCACGCCGGGGCTATATGGCGCAATGCGATTATTTGCGTGTGACCATGTTTCGCGCACCCACAAGCGGTCGCCGGGCTGACCATAAGGACATGCGCGGTCAATGACGTGCTTTGGTTCGCCCTCTAGCACCAGGGCCCCGGGATCGTAGAGGTTGCCCAGGTCGGGGTGCCGCACGGGTTTGGCGACGCGTCGAGTCTGCGTCTTGTGACCGGCGAGGATGGCGCGGACCATCGGCCCGCTGAACAGGATGGGGCGTTCTTTGACCTCAGTCATGAGATTCCTCACTGTGAATGCGCGCCTTGCGCTCCAGGGCGTAGATGCAATCCATCAGGCCGTCGACGAGCTGGCGCATGGCGTCGACAGACAGGGCGGCGTCAATCGAACTTCCGCTTACGCGATGGCCCACGGTGATGGATAGGCGCGCCTTGTTCCCGCACTGATCGTCGTGGCGCAGCTGTACCGCGCCGGAAGTTCCCACGGCGGCCATGAAGGGCAGCGTGACGCAGATCGGATTACGCATCCCCGCCTCCGTCCTTGCTGGGCTGGGTGGGAGAAAGGGCGGCGCGTGCAGCCTCGAAGCGGAGCGACAGTTCATCCACATTGGGCGACGCCAACATCTGTTTGGTGACGACCTGCGTTGCTTGCCGATCCCCGATCCATACCGTCACGCCGGCATATCCAGCGCGCGGCACCGCCTCGCTGGCCTGGGGCGCGGGTTCGCGGAACAGCGCCACCACGGAGTAGGTGCCGTCCTCGGGATTGTCGCGGTTCAAGTGGTCGACCACCTCGGTTTGCAGTTCGCTGCGGTCGCCGGAAACGCAGAACTCTTCGAAGTGCGCCTTCCGGTCCGGCCCCATGATTCCGTACATGAACGGCTCCCCGGCTACAGGGGCGCTTGCCAGGGCGGCGCGGTAGCCACGCTCAAACGACGGGCCGTCGTAGGCGATGCCATCGCAGTCGCTGGCGGTGATCCAGGCTTCTGAGATTGCCTCATCGTCTGGGGCTATCGGCGGCGCATCCTCATCGCCCGCCTGCACGCTCTCCGCGCGCAGCTTGGACAGTGCCTTGTGCGCCTCGTAGATGAGCAGGGTTACGCCGTTCTCGCTGCCGGGCAGGCCGATCCACTGCCAGAGGCGTGCCGCGACCGCCGTAGGATGGCCGTAGCCGTGCTGACGGATCACTGCGTTGACGTATTCGTCGCTGAGCGGGTCTTGCTCTGCCGCCTGGGCGGCGTTGTTGTGGTCGGTCATTGCACGGTCTCCAATCGCGCCGGCTGGGCCGGCATCGTTTTTCGAACCCAGGCGGCCGTAGCTTCAAGGCGCTGGGCGGCCTCCTCGGATCCTTGGGTCTGCGCCATTACGACGGCGCTGACGCTGGCCAGCTTCATCAAGTAGTCAGCGATTTGGCTGCGGTCTGTGGGGCTACATGCGTTCACGTACTCGGTGACGGCGATACGGGCCATTGCTTCGGCCTCGGCTTGATTGGCCGGTCTGGTGGGGCGGTCTTGGTCAATCATGCGGGGATCCTTTGCAGCTTTGCGTCCTGGCGGGACCAGGAGGCCATTTCGGGCAGATTTGCGCGGACCAGCGCCGCCGCCAGGGGCGGGCAGACGCTGTTTCCGCACATTCGGACCTGAGCGTGTTTGGGCAGGCGTCGGCCGTTGATGGTTGGCGCGATGATGTAATTCGCCGGGAAGCCCTGGGCGGCGTACAGTTCGTGCGGCTCCAGCATTCGCATGCCGATATCCGCGATCTGATATTCCTGGCCGGCGACCGTCACAAGGCCCATGCGGTCCTTGGTGGGAATGGTGTGCATGGGATCCCGCGCATCCTGATCCTGTCCGCCCTGGCCGTAGTACTTGACCAGGAACGCGCGGACCTCGCCTACATGGGTGCCGCCCGCGGTGACGGTGGCCACCGGCTCATCGGCTGCGCTGCCGGTGCATTGGCCGCGCAGCTTCACCAGGTTGGACGTAACCAAGCAGCTATCGGCCTTGGCGGTCAGCGTCTGGGCAGGCTCGGCTACGTCGCGCGGGCGGCTTTGGGCGGCTCGCCCGCCGCATCCGACCAGTTGCGCGGATATAAGGCTTTGCTGCCTGCCGGTCGTAAGCGTAGGAACCGGCGCGTTGGCCGCTGCGCCGCTGTGACCGGTCGTGTTCGTCATCAGGTGCGCAGTGACAAGCGCGTGATGATCCGCAGTCGTGATGGTATGGCTAGGGCCATTGAGAGGCGCGCCAGGGCCGTCATAGTTGCCGCCGTAGTGCTTCGCCATGAAGGCCGACACCAGGGCATGCTTGCCGCCTTGTGCGGTCACGGTGCCAAGGGGATGTGCCAGATCCAACGCGCGGGGCGCTTGACCTTCGCGTTCACCGTAGCCCACCTGAATCAGCGTCGGGGCGACCACCGCGAAATGCCCGCCCTTTACCTCGGCGCATTGCGTCCGCAGCGGCTCATCGGCGGGGAAATTGCGCTGCGTGGATCCGTTGGCATGTTCCGTCAGGTAGGGCACGATGACGCCCATAGCGTTACCCGTTCCGGGCCGCGCCTGTTCGCCACCGGCCGTGACCGTGTGCAAAGGCTCATCGAGCGGCGAACCGACGGCGCCTGCTCGGAACTTTGTGACGTGCGGTACGGCCAGTGCCATGCCGTGGCTTGCAGTGACCGTCTTGAGGGGTTCATGAATGCCGCTGCCCCGGAAGCAGTCGTACACCGTGCGATTGCTAGTGTGATTGCATTTCACGATAAACGGATCCGCCGAATCAACCACATAGCGGCGAATCCCGCGCGCGATACGCTTAAGCGTGGCCTCAGCCAGTGGCCGGGTACGCTCGAAGATCGAGGGGCAGGGGATAGACCAGTCGATGCACTCGGCGGCGGTGCGCCAGGGCTTGAGCCGGCCGGACAGCACTTCCGGAGAAGTCGGGGCGCCATGCGTGGGCGAGGGCCAGACAATCGGCTGTCCGTCGCAGCGTGCGATGAGAAAGAGCCGCTTGCGAATCGTCGGAGCGCCGAAGTCGCAGGCGCGCAATTCCTGATGTTCGACGCGGTAGCCCTTTTCTTGCAGCTGGTGAATGAAGGATTTGAAGGTCTTGCCCTTGCGCTTGGGGCAAGGCTGGCCGTTTTCCAGCAACGGCCCCCAGGTGCGGAACTCTTCGACGTTCTCGAGCATGATCACGCGGGGACGCACGAGGGCAACCCAGCGCAGCACAATCCAGGCCAGGCCGCGGATGCGCTTCTCGCGTGGTTTGCCGCCCTTTGCTTTGCTGAAATGCTTGCAATCGGGGCTGAACCAGCCAAGGCCTACAGGGCGGCCCTGCGTCACCTCCAGCGGATCCACATCCCAAACCGACTCGCAATAGTGGCGCGTCTGAGGGTGGTTCATGCTGTGCATCTGGATTGCTTCGGCGTCGTGGTTGATTGCCACGTCTACGCAGCGGCCGAGCGCCATTTCAATCCCAGTCGAAGCGCCGCCGCCGCCGGCGAAGTTGTCGATGATGAGTTCTTCGTTGATATCCAAGACGAACTGATCGCGGATCATGCGAGTTCTCCCTTCTGCTGGGCGGCTTCAATCAGCGCATAGACTTCGTCGACAGAGTCACGTGCTGAATGGGTGGTGCCGTCCTCGGTGCGAATGTTTGCCTTGTTGCCCCCATAGCTGGATCGAGCCGTTGTCACGGAGACGATCGAGGCCGGGTTAAGCACAAGCGGATAGCCGTCGTAGTCGGTAAGTCGAATGAAGGCCATCACGCGGCTCCCTTACTCTGCGGGCGGCCCGAAATGGCGAAATCTATGGCGGCGTCAAGGGCCTCGGCCCGCAAGTCGTCTCCGATGCCGTTGATCACGCTCCAATGCTGACCCCGACGCAGCAGGCGATACCGCGCCGCGTCCCTCGCAACGGCAGCCGCGGCGGCATGGCCATGCTCTGGGCTACTGTTCGAGCAAGGCCCAAAGCAGGCGGTCAGCATGCTGTCGTGCATCTTCTCGGTTTGGCAGGTCGGGCAGAGATCGGGGCCGCCGCACTTCGCGCGGGCGCCGTCGGAGCGCGGCTTGACCCAGCCGTGTGACGTATCGCAAGTCATGGTTGTGTCCTCAGGCGCGGATTGGTCTTCACTGCCGCGACGTAGGCATGCTCCGCAGCGCACAGCGTTTCGAGATCCAGCAGGCCCAGAATGGTGTCGATGACGCTGCCTGCGTGCGAGAGCACATGCCGAGCGTCGTCGCCGAGAGGCGCGGGGGCTTGATAGGGGTCAAGGACTGCCGCCGCTTGGTTCAGGACAGCCAACTCTTCGACGAACCGCCGATCACCTTGAATTGCCAAGCCGATCACGTTCAACGTGTCGGCCAAGTCGTCGCGCGCGGCGCTGGTGGGCGCACTGAAAAGCCGGGCCAACGCCAAGTGCATGTCAAGGCTGATGCGATCGCAGCTCCGGCCCATCATGGGCGTGCGCGCTTGCCAGCGCCCAGACCTCTTGCCGCTGCGGGCTTTACGATGACGATTGCTCATGCAAGTCTCCCTTCGGTGACGTCGCCTGGTGGTAGGCCAGCAGGACGTCGTAGGCCAGTCCGGCCGTGGTGTGAGCGCCGTTGTTGATGATGCGATCCGCGTGGATAGCGTCGACTTCCTGCTCAGATTGGTGATATGCGGGCTGGGCATCAGCGCTGGGGCGGCGAACGCGCCAAATCTCGCCGTCAAGGGTCCGGACAAGCGCAGCCTCGTTAAGGAACCGAACGTCGGTGATCGCGATGCGGCGATACCCCTCGCGGTGCAGTGCTTCAACGCGCTCATGAGTGCGCAGAAGCCAGTAGTCGGGCCCACAAAAGCCGCGACGGTATTCGGTGCCCCAAAGGCGCATAGCGGTCCTGGGGCTGATGGCCTTGTCATAGTTCACGCCAAGCCCGAGGGACATGACCACGTCAACGAACCGCAGATCTGAGCAGCGGCGCAAGGCCAGCTCGAGGGTCGGTGCTTCCTTCAGCGAGCGATCAGTAAAAAGCCGCAGATCGACCCCAAACGACGCGGCCAATTCGGAGCGCACCGCATCGGCGAATGCCAGACGCGCGAAGCTGTGGGCGCTGCCCAGGATGTCGGCGCACGTGTCTTTGCCCGCGCCGGCGTGGCCGGCCAAGCCGACCAGAAAGTAGGGGCCGCTGCGGCTTTTCATTACACGATGCTCCCGAAAATGGGCGTGATGGCCGTGCCGGTTTCGATCTGCGCGAGCATTTCTTCGACGGCGTGATCGACGACACGATCCGGCCGAACCAGGTCGAACCAGAGCGTCAGCCCGCCGCTGGTGTTGCGATAGCGGAGCTTGGCTTCCAGCGGGTACGAGTCGCCGCGCCAGAAAGGCGCAAGGCCCAGGCGGAAGCGGTCGAACGCTTGCATGCGGCTGACGGTGGCAGCGTCGTCGGTGTCGACGTGTTCAATCTGGACACCGCCAGACTGCAGGCGAACGGCCGATCGAATTCGCTTATCGGACGAGGCCTCGAATTGCAGAGCCATCTGCAGCATTTCGCCGCCGGAGGGGAAGCCTTTGCCGCCCTCTACGTCGTTCCCTGCGAAGCAATGGATGTTGTCTTCGATGAACGTGGCGAATTCCATCTGCGACATCTTCTGGCCGTTGGCGCCGATCCAGGTCTTCCACTCCGGGCTGGAGTCGGGAGACAAGATCGCCTTGAAGTCGCACCAGCCGGCGGGTGATGCGGATAGGTCGCCGTGCACGTGATCGTTCAGCACGGCCGTCACAACAAGGGGCGTATCTGCGCTCTTGGCATTGACGGCGGCGTACAGCTGCGATTCGGGCTGCTTGTGCTGGTTCACGTACTGCACGAACGAATCCAACGTCTTCAGCTTGACCGTGCCGACCTTGCGGGCGGGGGTCGGCTGCAGCTTTTGGAGTGCCGCATCGGTTTGGAGGGAGTAGCCTTCAGGCACCGCGAAGAGGCGACCGTTTCCCGTGTTCACAAGCTCAACCGGGTGCGGGGCAATGCGGGCGATGGTCTCGGCAAAATTGCCTTGATCGCCCTGGTGATTGGTGGGTGCGGGCATGTTTATTGATCTCCAATAGCGCGCAGGTTGGTGAGGGTGCTGGCCGTGTTGGGCAGCGACTTGAGGTCGAGGGCTTGTTGGCGCGGATCGCTCGGCGCCAGGCGGCCTTCGGGGGTGGGGTACATCAAGGTCGTCAACGGAGCTTCCTCGGGCGCGGCCGCGGTGACCTTGTCGAGGATTTCCAGCGCGCCGGAGCGGCTGACCTTCTTCACGGTCAGCGCGAGAGTCAGCTTCCCGGCCTTGCCGGTGGCGTCTACGGCCTGAACCACTTTGGCGAGTTGTTCCTGGAAGTCGGCCAGCAGGTGACCGCCCCGCAGGTGCCGAAGGGTGTCTTCGATCGAGTTGGTGGACATGGCACTCCTATGGGTGGGTGGGGAATCAGTCGGTGTCGCCGGCGGCGCGTGCGCGCCAGTCGTGCTTGGGCCGCAGCTGGACGACGCGGCTTTTCTGCGGTGCTTCGGCGGAATTCAGGATTGAGATGCACAGGGCCCGGTTGCGCATGAGTACGTCGATGTCGCGAACGCGTCGGCCCAACTTCGCGACTGCGGCCAGCACCTGCTCTCGAGTGATTTCACGGGCCATGGCGGGCCTCTTAGCGCTGAACGACCAGCAGCGGGGCGTCAGCGATCGCGTGGAGTAGCGCTTCGCCGTCCGCATTCACATAGAGGCAGGAGTACTGGCGCGTGAGCGGGTCTTGCAGAAGCTGGCCGCGCGTCCCGCAGCTTCGTGCCAGCATGCGGGTGCGCTTCTCGTCGTCCGCCTGGAGCAGGCGGTGATCATTGCGTGTGACGACTTGAGCCCAGCCAAAAAGGGCAGCAGTTGCAGTAGCGGCAAGTAGGCCGGCCACAACAATATGGGTCTTGGATTTCATTGCAGAATCTCCCCTGGCATGCCGCCAACCTTGCCGGTGGTGGCGTCTTTAAACCCATAAATGGGTTGTCAGGGGCGATATTAAACCCATTGATGGGTTTTTACAACCCGTTTATGGGTTGTTTTGTGGGTGCTGTTTTGAAAGTGGCGCTGGGTTCCAGGCGTGTCTGGGGCGAAGTTCGTACGAAATCTGCCTACCGATGCGCGTTCACATCTTTAGGCAGGGATTCTTCGGCTCATTGATTCCAGTCAATCGCATTGACTGCGGATCCGTCTGAGAATGCACCGGTTTGGGCGGCGCGACGGCTTCGACGGGAGGCTCGGGTCTACATTGTTTGGATACGGCAAGGGTCTGCAGCTGGCAAAGGCGCGCGTTCGCCGACTTCAATGCTGCGCGCTTTTCCATTGAGTTCCCGATACCGAAGTCGCCCATAACTGCGAGGGCATCGCGCCCATCGAATCCACTTTCCTGATTGATGGTGGCCATCCATCCCCCGACTTTTGCTTCTTCCAGGTCAATGTCCGAGCAGGACATTGTCTGTTTTTCATAGTCGGAAAGTTGGCCTTGCCGCCCATAGTTCTTCGTGGCACAGCCCACCAAGCCTACAGCTAGTAAGGCGACGAGCAGGTACTTTGTCATTCGTTTACGCGTCCTCTAATAGCCTTCCGCACGACCACACAAGCGACAACTGCCCGGATTTATGCGGCGCGCTTCGGGCTCGGGCTTTTCTCATGGTTAGAGCGATGTCGAGTGACTTTTGACTTTACCAGGGCAACGACCTCCTCCCTCTCATCTTGCGGAATGAGTCGGAAATCGTCGGGCGACACCCCGGGTAGCGGCCATTCTTGCGGCTTGGCACCCACGGACGGTCGGTGCTCAGCGTTGAGATTGGGGTAAAGAAGCTCCCATGGCTCGACGCCAAATGCTCTGGCGAGTTCGGCCACGTTATCAATCTTCAGGCTGACTTCGGCGCGGCGAGCGCGGTCAATAGTGGAGCGGCCCACTCCGGAAGCAGCTGCGGCCGCTTCATTCGATGCGAATTTCTTGCCTGGCCCGATCAGCCTGTTCAAGTTGTCGGCGAGGATTTTCATAGCGTTCTTACCCATCTTTGGGAATATGCCGGGATTCGCTACCCAAGTGTGGGTTGACGCAACCCATAAATGGGTTGAGAATGCGGCCTATGCAAAAGACCGACTTTCTTTCTCCGGTGTTGGCGCGCTTGCGCGAAGTGCGGCATTCCGACCTGGGCGAGGTATCGCGCAGGTCAGGCGTGCCGGAAAGCACGCTGCGAAAACTGCGATATGGCGAGGTTAAAGACCCGCGGATCCAGACAGTTCAGAGCTTGCATAACTACTTCGCATCCCGAGATGAGGCAGAGAACCCAGGTCCGGAGAGTGCTGTCCATGCTTGAGACATCCCACTCAATGAACCGTGGCCCCTTCGCAGCCCTCCGTTGCCCAGGCGGTTCGGTCTCTTTCAGCCCGCAGCTCATCAAAGATGTCCATCACTGCCCGTTCGCTCGGGCTGGTGAACCGGCGTGCGGCGATTTCCTGCGCATTGATCAGAAGCTGCTCGGTTTCGGTCAGGTGGTTGCTCATCGTGCTGCGTCTCCGGGTAGGACTAGCACGCATCGTATGCGCCACGCGCGCATGCATCTACGAGAATCGCGCGCCATTTTCGGGAGAACTGTATGAGCCGCTGGTGGAACCCCAAGACGTGGCATGGCCGTCGTCGGACCTCCAAGCCCTTGAGTGTCGACTGGTCGGCTCGGGCTGAGTTTTATCGAGCGAAGGTCAGGCGCGGAGAGGCCGCATCGTGGGGCAGCGTGCGCTATAGGCACCTGGCCTTCATCCTGTGGTGCTTCTTTCTTGTGATGTTGTTTCGCGATGTGGCCGAGGAAGCGCGGCTACGCGGCGAAAGAACGGGAATGCGCTGTGCAGCTGAATCAGCCCAAGTATCAGGATCCCGCCGATGAACCCAACATCCCCGCGGCCATCGTCCCACGTGACCATTGAGAAGATCATCAGGATCACAACGCCGAAGAGTGCTCCAGGTATCCACCTGGACAATACATTGTCGATCTCGCGGTACAGGGGCGGGTCTTCGCGGGCAATCTTGGTCAGCCAGACGAACGCTGCGCCGATGGCCGGGATTATCAGCCCGAGAAAGAATTTCCAGTCCATGCCTTGCTCCTCCCGTACGGGTTTCGTGTGTGAGAGCCGAAAGCATAGCCCGCAGGAGCGGGGCGCCAAGTTGTGTCCTCGGGTGGCGGTATGACCAAGCACTATTCCGAGACCCATTGGCGCGGGGCGATCTATACCGCTTTGCGCCAGTCGCCGGACGGCGTCGCGGGTTTCTGTGCCTGGGCGGCTGAATTCCGCGACCGGCGCATCGCACCGAAGACTCTGTACAAGAAGCTCGACGGATCTGATCCCGGCGAACGCTTGTCGGTGGATGACGCCGAATTGATAACCGAATACCTGCTGCGCATGTCGCCGTGTCAAGGCGGCGCGCGCAGCTGGATCATGGCTCTTGCCGCCCGATTCGACCTTGCCGCCATCGAGCTTGATGCGCCACCGCCAGGCGGTCGCTGGCCGTGCGAGATCGCCGCGATTGTCGAGAAAGGATTCACGCTGCAAGAGCAGGGCGGGATCTTGTCCGGGTTGCTGGCCGGCGCTTTGCGTGACCGCCGCATTACCGACCGAGAGGCGGATGCGATCGAGGCTCAGGCCTATGACGAAATCCGCATGCTGTTGCGCTTGATTCGGAATGTGCAGCGCGTGGCGGCCGAGGGGGTGACCCTTGGAACCCTAGGGGCGGACGAATGACGCCCGGTCGTAGCCGGCGAGGGCGCCCTGTAGGCGCGCTCGGGCCTTCGGCCCAGCGTGTTTGCGAACTCCTTTCCGATCGCTCTATGACGGCTGCGCAAATCGCGCAGGAACTGAAGCTCTCTATCGTGTCGGCGCGCCACATTTGCAGTCGACTCAATGCGTCAGGCGCCCTGGAAGTTGTGGGCAGGATTCGGGTGGCCGGCGCGCATCGTCCTGTCCATGTGTACTCCGTCGCGCGGCAGGTCGAAGGCATCGCTGGGATGCCTGGCTGTTTTCCGTTCCATGGCGTCACGCCAACATGACGCGAGATCTGTTCGGTCATGCGCCAGTCCAAGCGACCTATCGTCGCCCGCGGGCTAGTGATGCGCCTGAAGCACACATTGCCGCGCCTGACGCGTGGCAACGAACGCCACGCGCCGAGGTCTTTCTTTTCGGGCAGGGGCGCAGCTTCACGCGAGCCGACCTGCTGCGTTCCAGTGGCTTCTACGAGGCGGCCAAGGCCCATCCCGGCTACGAAATTCTGGTGGTGTTCGATACCTCCAGCCCCAGGCCATACACCTATTTGATCCAGCTGCCGCGCAACCATCCCGCCCGGCTGGATGTCCGTGGGCTCCCCGATCCTGACCGTCAGCCGTTCTGGCGGCACGGCGAAATCATTCATGTCCAGGGAGGCAGAGCGCCGCCCTGAGACATCAAGGGGAGGGGGGAAGAGGCTGAATACGCGGTTACCCCTCCGACATGGCTCCAAACCGATTCCAGGGAGCAGCGTGGGTGCGAAAGGCTAGAGCGCGGAAGGGGTGTCTGTACGGACGCCAACAGTCTGGCCGACCACAGGGGCGTACATCCGCCTGTGGGCCCTGATGCATACGGTCGGCTCCGGTTCGGCAATGCAGAGGTTTGAGCGCGATTGGGTAGGGGGAGCTCTGCCCATCGCACCGATCCCACCTATTCAGCAATGTCCTTCAACAGCCAGCAGGTGTAATAGGTAGAGGTGCCACATGAATGTACTAAAGCTCGTCCCTACGGAAAATTCCGCGCGATCGCCGCGACCGGCCCAAGATTTCGCCGACTTCTGGGCCGCATGGCCGCGACGGGTCGGCAAGCGGGATGCCGAAAAGGCGTGGGCAAAGCTGCGTCCTCAAGAAAAGGCCGCGGCTATCGAGGCGCTGCCGAGGCATGTTGAGTACTGGAATGCCTGCGGTACCGATCGGCAATACATCCCGCATCCGGCGACGTGGCTCAACGGCGCGCGGTGGGATGATGAGATCGAGTTGCCTAAGCCGAAGCAGGCGCGGGCACCTCAAGGCGAGGCGGCAGCGCCGGGTTGGATGGCGAGCTGGGCCGGCATGGACGCGATGGCGCGGCAACTGCAGATCGACACCGCCCGCCTGGGCGAGAGTCCGCAAGCCTACAAGGCGCGGATTTTGCAGGCGATCGATGATCGCGACCGCGTTCGCAAGGTGGGCTGATGGAACGCATCCAATGGGTACACAAGCGGCTCGAAGGCTGGGCGGTCTGGACGATGAGCGGGACCGGCGGCGGCCTGCCCAGGGCATACGACCCGAACCGCGTCGACCAAACCGATGATGTGCGCGCTGGGTGGCGGAATTCCGACCCGGCGTTCGATGCGAGCGCCCTGGAGATTGACCGCGCGATCGCGCAGCTTCCTGCCGAACTGAAGCGAACCGTCATGGCTGCCTACAGATGGGAAGGCGGTATGCAGGAGATCGCCGCCGCGTTGGGCTGCACGCGTGCAACCCTGCACAATCGCCTGTGCAATGCTGATCGGCGGGTGCGGGATTGGTTGGAGGCGCGGCAAGCCCGATCTGATGCAATCAAGCAAAGGGGAATTTTCGCGATTTATACATGAGGGGGCATAATCCGCTACATTCCTGCGGAGCCCGCAACCTAAGAGACCGCCTAGGCATTTGGCGGGCTGTACCTAAGGAGTCGTGATGAGCGATCTGCTGGATTGGGCCGAGACGGCCGGCATCGAAAACTTGAAGGGCAGGAGAGAGAACGCCGGTCATCTTCTCAAGGAAGGAGTGGCGACTTTCACGATTCTGATCGCTGCAGCGACTGGCGGCCTGGCCTATGTCGTGAAGGGGTTGGAGTCGGAGAAGTGGTGGTTGGCCAGTGGCGCCGGCCTTTTCTCTGCGTATATGTACGTGTTGGGCGCCCTTCTGGTCATTCGAGTATTGAGGTCGGGATACTTGCCTGCGCTCTATAACGAGCCCATGAACCTCTATCAAAAGCAATACGAACTCAACGTGTTGCGAGAAGTCGAGCTGAAGAACATTCAGGCAAGGATCAGCGAAACAGCAGAGAGAAACGACGCAACTGCCGAAAGCCTTAATCGAATTCGGCTTTGGGCCGTTGCGAGTCCTCTGGCTTTTGTGATTGGCGTCACTTTCGCGGTGGTGCTTGCTTCCGTTCTGGCTGCGGTTGAGGGATAAACGGTTGATCGGGGCTGGTCACCTGCATGGCTTTCCTCTTGTGTAGTTACAGGTCATTGTTCAAATGCCACGGTGCACACGGTTAACCCGCGTGTAACGGCGAATGTAGCATTCGAGATAAACGTTTTTATTGACCCTGGCCGGGCAACCGTCCGGGGTTTTCATTTGTGGCATCCGTAGTCGGGATCGGACGGCGTGGACATCGCCGCTACTCCTCGGCGTGGCCCGCGCCGTAATCCCGACAGGGCACCCCTTATGCCGAAAGCAAGACCGCGACCTTGTTTGCAGCCAGGCTGCCCGGCTCTCGTCCACGGTGGGGGCTACTGCGATGCGCATCGCCCCGCCCAGATTGAGCAAGGCCGGGAGCGGGATAGGCAGCGTGGCAGCGCGGCCAAGCGTGGGTACGGCGGTCGATGGCGTAAGGCGCGGGATACGTTCCTTGCGCGCCACCCGCTGTGTGCGGTTTGTTCGACAGATGAGAGGCCGGTGGTGGCGCGCGACGTTGACCACATCGTGCCACACCGTTTGTCTGAGGCGCTGGACTGCGGTGATCACGAACGCATCGCGCTGGCGCAGTCGCTGTTCTGGAACTCTGGGAACTGGCAAGGGCTCTGCCAGCGATGCCACTCCAAGAAAACGGCGCGTGAGGATGGCGGCTTCGGCAATACGCCCCTACGACACAAGGCGGATATGTGATGGCTAAGACGGCGCCGGTGCAACTGCGTTGGCGCTGGTGGTTGCGCTGGTATTTGTACGGCGTGGTGACCATGCATGCTTTGACAGGTCTTCGGCCTGACATGGATCGCGTCACTTGGTGGATCCGGCGCGGGTTGACCGTAAAAGTGGTCAAAAACTAATCGAATTTCCCTGTTTTGCTCAAAAATTGCGCATTTTTGAGGGTTGGTCAAAAAATGACCAAAAAGGGGACGGGGTAGGGGGGTCAAAGTCGGGCGGTATGGCCCTGAGACCGCGCCCCAAGTTGGGAATTTATGGCAACCGATTTTTGAAGGGGGGGGGGTCAAAGGTGACCTCTCCACCTCACGCGCCGACGGTTTCAGTTCGGCAGCATCGAGGTGTGAGCATGGATCAAGAACGACCGAAACTCGAAGTACTCACCGGCGGCGGCCAGAAAGTTGTCCCGCTTGTGACCGCCGGCAAAGCTGTCTCGCCGGAACCGCCTCCCGGTTTGACTTCACCGAAAGAACTCGAGATTTGGAACTACATCTGCGAGCAGCTTCGTGCGGCGGGTGTCGAGCACCGGATCTTCGGCCTTGCGGGCGCGCTGGTGTGCAATGCCTACTCGGAATGGTTGACGGCTCGGCAAGTGCTTGAGGACTACAAGCAAAGCAACGACGGTTCGTATTACTGGAAGGCCCCCAACGGCTACGAGCAACCTCATCAATCGTTCTACGTCGCGGAGAAGCTGCGGCGTGAACTCCTGCAATATCTCCCGGAATGCTGTCTGACGATCCCATCCTTCGCGAACGTCCGAAGCAAGCTGGGCGACGACGGGCAGCAAGATCTGCACTTCGGCGACCTGGTGGGCCACGCGAACGAGGATCGAAAAAACTACTCGCGCAGATAGAGGCGCTGGAGTTGCATGAATGGGACCTCGCGTACGGCTTGCCGGTGCTGCGTGGGCAGGAGGTGGTGGGACGCCTGACATACCTGGCGGTGGCCCGCCACTACCAGGATCTGCTCGACGGGTATGAGCGGGGATTGGAGTTCAGTCCCGGGCATGCCTGGCACGTGATCGATTATATCGAGCAGAACTTCGTGCACATCCGTGGGCCGCTGGCAAGGCTGCCCATCTTGCTGGACCCCTGGCAGAAGTTTTGGACCGCCGTCCTGTACGGCTGGCTGCGGGCCGATGGCCTGCGCCGATTCAGGACAGGGTATGAGGAAGTCGCTCGCAAGAACGGTAAGAGCACGTGGAAGGGCCCCCAGGGCGCGTACCTCTTCATGATGGATGGAGAGATCGGAGCGGAGGTGTACACCATCGCCACCACGCGTGAGCAGGCTATGGCCATCTTCCGCCCGGCACTGGACAACTTCCGACGGTGGGCTCGGCGGTCCCGTGGTGTGGAGCGTAGCTTCAAGATCCATGACGGGAAGAATCAGGAACAGATTTCGTACGACAGCTCGGTGTTTAAGCCGCTGCCTGCGAACGCGGAATCGCTGGACGGCCTGAATCCGCATGCGGTCCTTGTGGACGAGCTACACGCGCACAGGTCGCCCGAGGTCTGGGAAGTGATGTCGAGCGCATTGGGCGCACGGCTCCAGCCGCTGCAATCGGCGATCACGACTGCCGGCTTCATCCTGGACGGTGTGTGCATGACGGTCAGGAACTACCTGGTCAGCGTGTTAGAGGGAACGCGGGAAGACGATTCGTTCTTCGGGTATGTGTACACCCTGGACGAAGGCGATGACCCGCTGAATGAACGGGTATGGCCGAAGGCGAATCCCGGGCTGGGGCGGTCCAAGACGTTGGAGTACATGCGGTCGCGTGCTAAAGCGGCGGCGGCATTACCCAGCGAAATGGCGAACTTCAAGACCAAGGATTTGAATATCTGGTGTAACGGGGCAGACGGGTGGTTTGACGTTGACGTCTGGGACAAGGGCAAAAAGCCATTTGATCCACTGTCCCTGCGTGGGCGCCGTTGCTTCGGTGGTATCGACCTTTCGCAAACGACGGACCTGACGGCCTTCGCCCTGGTGTTTCCGCCCGTGGAGGACGATCCAAATTGGTATTTGCTGGTGTGGACGTATTGCCCGCGCACGAAGGTCGACGCTCAGAAAGATGATGCGGCGCCCTATGCGCGCTGGGAGCGCTCGGGCCACCTGACAGTGACGGAGGGCGACATCGTCGATTACGAGCCTATGCATCGCCAGATCACGTCGGCCTCGCAGCTTTATGACCTGGTGGAAGTGGCCTACGACAAATGGAACTCCACGCACCTGGTGAACGAGCTGGCCGAGGAAGGCGTGCCGATGGTGGAGGTGCCGCAAAACACGGGCGGCATGTATCCGGGGTCGAAGCTGCTGGAACTGTGCGTATACGGAAAGCGCCTGCGGCACGGCGGCAACCCGGTCGTTCGATGGGCAGCAATGAATGTGGCCCTGCTCTTTGACAGCAATGGCAATTTCCGCCCGGACAAAAAGAAGTCGTCCACCAAAGGGCGGATCGACCCGATCGTCGCGACAGTGCTTGCGATGAGTCGGGCGGCAGTGCATTCGCCGGCCGAACTAGCCGACTTTATCAACGATCCGATTGTCTTCTGATGAAACTACTTACGAAAGCGTCCGCTGGCATCGCCCAGTGGCTGGGGCGCACGCTCAGCCTGGGCGATAGCGGATTCTGGCGCTGGTACTACGGATCCGATAACTACTCGGGCAAGACCGTGACAGCCCAGACCGCTTTGCAGCTCTCTGCGGTTTGGGCATGCGTTCGGCTGCTGTCGCAGGTGCTTGGAACGTTGCCGGTGTTCCTGTATTACCGCGACGGCAAGGGGAAAAGGACACTTGCAACGGACCATCCGCTGTACACGGTTCTGCACGACCAGCCGAATGCCAACATGACACCGGCCGATTTCTGGCAGAGCCTCATTGCGGCGGTAGCGCTTTGGGGCAACGGGTATGCGTTGATCCACCGGGCGGGTGGTCGCATTGTGGCGCTGGAGCCGTTGCGCCCCGAATTGATGGTCGTGAAGGTCGATAAATCCGGTGCGCTGGAGTTTCGATATACGGACCTAAAAGGCGTGCTGACGATCTACAGCGAGGCCGAGATTTTCCATATCAAGGGCTTTTCCCTTGATGGGCTGATTGGGTTGTCGCCCATTGCCTTTGCGCGTAACACCCTGGGCGCCGCCATGGCGCAAGAGGAAACGTCCAGCCGGATCTTCGCCAACGGGCTGCGGCCCAGTGGGGTGGTGTCGACTGAACAGATCCTGACCAAAGGCAACCGCGAAGACATACGCAAGAGCGTCATCTCGCAGGTGGGCACGGCATCGCAGTCGGGCAGCACGCTCGTGCTCGAGGCGGGCATGAAGTACCAGCCGGTGACGATGAACCCAGAGGACGCGCAGCTGCTCCAAAGCCGCGCCTTCTCCATAGAGGAAATCTGCCGCTGGTTCTTCAACACTCCACCCATCCTCATCGGCCATTCGCCCCAGGGACAAACGATGTGGGGCAGCGGTGTCGAGCAGGTAATCATGGGTTGGCGCGTGATGGGCATGGGGCCGCTTGTCATCGGGATCGAACAGGCCATCAAGCGGCAACTTTTGCGACCGGAAGAGCGGCGCTCGTATTACTCGAAGTTCTCCCTCGAGGGGCTGATGCGCGCGGATTCCGTGGGCCGGGCCCAACTGTATTCGTCGAAAGTGCAGAACGGGCTGGCGAACCGAAATTCGATTCGCGAGCTCGAGGACGAAGAACCCTACGAAGGTGGCGACATTTACACCGTGCAATCCAATTTGATACCGGTCGACCAACTGGGACAGCAGTCGTCCGGCGAACAGGCGAAAGCGTCTATGCGGTCCTGGCTGGACCTCCCCACCTTCGAGGAAAAGAAATGAAACGAAAGAGCGCTGTGATGCAGATCCGGTCGTTCGACTACGACATCAAGGCCGTCAGCGATGACGGCCTTTTTTCTGGCTACGGCTCGGTTTTCGGGGTCGTGGATAGCTACAACGAAGTCGTCGCTCCGGGGGCATTCATTGAGAGCTTGGACGATACCCGCGCCAAAGGCCGCACGCTTCCTGTCCTCTGGCATCACCGCGGCTCGGAACCCATCGGCGACTGGGACATCAACCAGCTCAAGGAAGACGCCCATGGGTTGTATGGCGTGGGCCAGCTGTGGCTGCAGGATGCGCCCTATGCCAAGACAGCCTATCGCGGAATGAAAACCCGGGCGATTACCGGCCTGTCTATTGGCTACTTCGTCCGGGATGCCGCATACGACGAAAAGACCAAGATCCGCACGCTGAAAAAGCTGGACCTGGCCGAGATCTCGATTGTTACGGCGCCCGCGAACGACGAGGCGCGGGTCGACGCTATCAAGGCCCGCATCGCGCACGGTGCGGTCCCCGAACTTCCCGACTTTGAGCGGTTCCTGCGCGAGGCAGGCTTCTCAAAGTCACAGGCCGCGGTGATCGCGAATCGCGGCCTGAAACACCTGCTCCGGAGCGAGTCCGAGGGCGATGCCGCGATTACCAATGAATTGGCCAGCCTGGCACGTCACGCCTCGGCCTTCACCCTCCCCAAGTTTTAAGGACACATCATGCGTATCAGTCAATTCGAACAATCAGCTCTGGCCATCGCTGTTGCCTCGGGCCTCCAGCGTAAGGCTGCCCAGGGCGGTAACGATGGTGGCGACACCCTGGAAGTGAAGGAACTCGTCAAAGCGCTGACCGACCGCGACAACGAGATCAAGCAGTTCGCCGAAAAGGCCACCGAAGAAATCAAGACCTTGGGCAAGGTCTCGGAAGAGACCAAGACCGCGCTGGAAAAGATCTCCAGCGAAGGCATCAAGATGAACGACCGCCTGCTCGAGCTCGAGCAGAAACTGGCGCGTCGCCAGACCAATGACGGCGATCGCATCAAGTCGGTGGGCGAGACTTTCACCGATACGGACGACTACAAGTCCTTGTCCAGCAAGGGGCGCGGTACGGCCCGCATGCGCCTGAAGGCGGTCACCAATATCACCAGCTCCACCGCTGGTACTGGTGGCGTTGGCGCCGCCATCGAGCCCACGCGCGTGCCGGGCATCATCAGCCGCCCGGATCGTCCGATGACCATCCGCGATCTGCTGATGCCCGGGCGCACCTCGTCGGACTCGATCGAGTTCGTCCAGGAGAGCGGCTTCCAGAACATGGCAGGGCCCGTCGCTGAAGGCACCGATAAGCCCCAGTCCGATCTGTCGTTCGAGCTGAAGACCACGCCCGTACGCACGATCGCGCACTGGATGCGTGCCTCCAAGCAGGTGCTGGCCGACATTCCGTTGCTGCAAAGCTACATCGACGGGCGTTTGCGCTACGGCCTGCAGTACGTGGAAGAGCAGCAGATCCTGGCCGGTGACGGCACGGGGCAGAACCTGCTCGGCCTGATCCCGCAGGCCACGGACTTCGACGACGATCTGCGCGAGGCCGGCGACACGAAGATCAAGACGCTGCGTCGGGCCATCCTGCAGGTACGCCTGGCCGAGTACCGCGCCAGCGGCATCGTACTCAACCCGATCGACTGGGCCGACATCGAACTGGAAACCGACTCGAACGGCCGCTACATCTGGGTCAATGTCGTGGAAGGCGGCCAGCCGCGCATGTGGCGCCTGCCGGTGGTCGAGACCACGGCAATGCCCGCCGGCTCGTTCCTCGTCGGGGCGTTCGATATGGCCGCCCAGGTCTTTGATCGCGAAGACGCCGCCGTCGAGGTGTCGACGGAAGACGGTGACAACTTCCGCAAAAACATGGTGACGATCCGCGGCGAAGAGCGCGTTGCGCTGGCCGTCTACCGGCCGGAATCGTTCGTGTTCGGCGCGTTCGCAGCGCCGACGCCGTAAACCGCGCCCAAGGGCGTCAACCAGGGCGGGCCGGGGAGACTCGGCTCGCGAACACATGAAAGTCACTGTTATCAAAGCGTTTCTGAATGGCGGCAACTGGGCGATGCCCAATCAAACACTGACCGTTCCGGACGGCCGCGCTAAGGATCTGGCAGCGAATGGGCTGGTGGCGTTGCCGTCGAAGGTTGCTGAAGGATCCCAGATGCAGAGCAAGCCCGAACGTTCGCCCGCGACGAAACCCGCGCGTGCGCCCAACAAGAAGCCGAACCCGGCACCCGAAACGGCCAAGTCTCCGCCGGTCCAGACGCAGGGTGGAACCAATGCCGACGCCAACGCTTGAGCAGGCGAAGCTGCATCTGCGCGTTGATTTTGACGCCGATGACTCGCTGATCACCTCTTTGCTGGCGGCGGCTGTGGAATCGGCGTCGAACTATCTCGGCCGGCCGATTCCGTGGCCGCGCCTGGACAGCGACGGCGAGCCCGTGGTGGATGAGGACGGCAAGCCAATAGAAGAGCCGGTGCCCGAGTCGGTGAATGCGGCGATCAAGTTGGAGCTGGGCGCGCTGTATGCGAACCGCGAGCCTGGCGCGCCGGTGTCATCGTCTGCCTTTCGGGCATTGCTGATGCCCTATCGAATCGGGATGGGTGTATGAAGGCCGGCCCTCTGAACAAGCGGATCCGCATCGAGCGGCGCCAAATTGAACGTACGCCGAGCGGCGCAGAAAAGCTCCTTGGCTGGGTCCCCGCCGGCACGGCATCGAATCCCCAGGGTGAGTACTGGGCGTCTGTGGAGCCATTGCGGGGCCGCGAGTACTACGCCGCCGGCGCCCAGGTCCGGGCGGACATGGACACCAAGATAGTCATGCGGGTGCAGCCAGGCCTGCCGCTCGATCCAACTATGCGCGTCGTGTTTGTCTCAACGGTGTTGGGCATTGTGTCGGTGGCCAATGTGAAAGAGGCCGGCGACATGTGGGAAATCATGGCGAAGTCGGGCGGGGTTAGTGATGGTCGATAAGGTGAAGATGACGGGCCTTCGGGAAATGGGTTTGGCATTTAAAGAGCTCAACAACCGCTTGCAGAAGCGGATCGGGCGCAGTGCGGTATCCGCCGGCGGTCGTGTCCTGCAGAAGGAAGCCAAGGCTCAGGCACCTGTTCTTAAGGAACCCCATCCGCACCGCAAGCCCGGGACTATCCGGGCGGCCACGCGCGTGAAGGCGATAGCCAAGCGCAGCGGGTCATTCGAGGCAATCGTCTGGGTGAAAGGCATCGGCACCAAGAAGATCGCCGCGTTCAAGCAGGCGACGGGCCGCAACAGCAGTCAGAACCCGGACGACCCGTTTTACTGGTGGATGGTTCATTTTGGCACCGCGAAGATCCCGGCCAATCCGTGGATGTCCCGGGCCTTCGATTCGAAAAAGCTTGAGGCGGCGAAAAGGACTGCGGACCAGCTCGGAACGCGTTTAGAGGCGGAAGCCTCCGACGTGGGCCGCACACACGGAAAGGTGAAGTAATGGGCGTTGCAGAAGTCCTTGGACCCGTCCTGGGCGCGCTGGTGGATGACCGGGCGTACCCGGTCGTCCTGCCCCAAAACCTGAACTCGTGGCCGGCGATACGGTTCAGTTCTTACGCGGTTCCGGCCTCGACGAATTGCGGCGATTCAGATCTCGATGACCATCGGGTCCAAGTCGATGTCTACGGCCCGGACTTCGACGAGGTTGCTGCACTCGGTGCGAAGGATGGCCCCGTTTGTGGGGCGATTGAAACGGCTTTCGAGAGCTGGGAACGTATCTCGATCGAGCAAGGCTTCGAAGAGGACGGCCGGCTGTACCGCTGCCTAATCGTCTATCAGGTGGCCGCCCGCTAAGAGGGCGCCACTTCAAATCATATTTCTCCGCCCGCTGGGCAATCAAAACTGAGGTGCACGAAATGTCGAAGGGTAAAACCACGCGATTCAACGGCTCGCGGTATGCCGTACAGACCGCCCTGGAGGCGTCCAAAGCCATCACCAACGCAACCCAGGCAAAGCCGATCGTCGTTACTGTCGTCGGGCATGGTTACGTGTCGGGAGATGTGGTAGAGGTTTCAGGTTTGCATGAAAGCGTGGATGCCACCTACGCGATCAAGAGTCTGTCCGCTGACACGTTTGAACTCGTCGGCAGTAACGGCGAGGACTATATCCTGTCTTTGACCCAGGCAAAGGCAAGCCGCGGGGTGTTCACCAACATCTGCGAGTTGACCAGCTACAGCGAGGCGGGCGACACGCGTGCGGAACTGCCGACCAGCACAATCTGCTCGGACGACGAGGAAGAATCCGAGCCTGGCATGCGCACGCCTGGCGCGCTGACGCTCCAGTTCAATTCGGCACCGGCAACCACGGGCCAGCAGACCCTGCAGAAGCTGGACGACGAGACGACGCGCTTCTGGTCCCGCCTGCGCTTGACGAATGGTCAGGGAACGGTGCTGGTGCATGGCTACATCCAGACGGGCATCGGGATGGACGGCTCCACGGGCGCATTGTTTACGGGCGGTGTGACGATTAAGAAGACGCCGCCGGTCAGCGGTGCGCGTTCCAAGGTGTGGTTCCCGGCAGTCACGGGCGAGTAAGGACGGACCATGGCAGAGACAGACCTTTCCGCCCAGCAACTGCGCGACCTGATCCTGAAGCAGCGACCCACGTTCAAGCCGACAAAGGTCCTGGGAAAACAGGCATATCTGCGCACGGACATGAGCGTGGGCGAGGCCAACGCCTACTTCCAGGACGCGCGCCGGCGCAAAATCAAAATTGCCCAGAAGCTCGGAATCGACCTCAATCACGATGAGCCGATGGAGGTGCAGCTCCAGCTTGAACAGATCACGGACCCGTACGCGATGGCGTCCCGGATTGCGCATCGCCTGTGCGATGCCGAAGGCAATCGGGTCTTTGATCCCTCCGACGAAGCTGATCTCGAATTCATCAACAGTTTGGGCAAGGAATTCTTGTCCACGGCTACCGATGACGAGGAGGAAAAGTCGGCAAAAAACTAACTCCCCGGCGCGAGTTTCAGCTGCTGCTGTGCCTCGCGCTGGGAAAGCTTCCATCTGAAATCGAAGCCATGCCCGAAAGGCATTTGGTGGAGTTTGAGCGGTACTACGAAAAGCAGCCGTTCGGTCTGTGGCGCGATGACTATCGCATTGCTCAGCTTGCGGTGGTAATTGCCCGGAGCTCTGGCAACAAGTTGTTCGGCGTGAATGACGTTATGCAGTTCTGGTCCGCTGGCGGCGGCGGGGCTGGGGATGTCGACGCTTTGGTTATGGATGCCGACGTCGTGATGTAGCGAAGCAATTAAACGCGGGGGCTGTCCCGCAGGGGAATGACATGGCAGGCGGCGCGATCGGCAAGCTGAACATGCTGCTGGGTCTGGACACGACCGAATTTAGCTCGGGACTGAGCCGGTCGGAATACGCGGCTCAGCGCACGATGGAGAACATCCGCCGAAGCATGGCGGCCGATGTCGGGCGGATCGCAGGCATTTGGGCCGGCATCACCGAGGGAATTGTCGGCCAGCTGCAGGAGATCCCGCGTCAGGCGCTGGCGGCCGTGAAGGGTGCGATCGACGAGATGGATTCCATTTCTGATCGCACCCAGCGGCTTGGCATCGGTGCGGAAACCTTGCAGGAACTCTCCTACTATGCGGAGTTTTCCAGCGTGTCGGTGGAAGGTCTGGACGGTGCAATCCGCACGCTGTCCAAGAATATGGAGGCTGCCAATACTGGCAGCAAATCCCAGGTCGCGCTTTTCAAGGCCTTAGGGGTCGAGGTCGCGGATAGCTCGGGCAAGCTGCGGTCGGCCGACGCCGTGATGCGGGATGTGGCTGATCGGTTCGCCCGGATGGAGGATGGGGCGAACAAGACGGCGATCGCGCAGGAAGTCTTCGGCAAGACCGGTGCCGACATGATTGTCATGCTCAATGGCGGCGCCAAGGGTTTCGACGATGCCGCGGCGAAGGCGCGAGACTTCGGCATCGTCGTCGGCGAGGACGTGGTCGGCGCTGCCGCGCAGTTCAATGATTCGCTGGATGATCTGCAGCGGTTGGCGAAGGGTGCATTCAACGAGCTTGCGGCCGCTTCGCTGCCGGTGCTGAACACGTACATCGAACGCCTGATGACGGCCCGGAAGTCGTTGGGCGATTTTCTCGGGGCAATCCAGGGGACGGCGTATGACTCGCTCTTTGGCAGTAGCGATCCATTCGAAGCGCTCACGAAGTACGACGCGCAGCGCCGGTCGATTCAGGGCGAGATCGATGCGCTGCGGCGTGGGGATGCCGGTGCAAAGGCTAAGTCGCTGATCTTCGGCGTCGGGGAAAAGGAACTCGGCGAGCAGTTGCGAAACGCGGAACGCGTAATTGCGGCCGCCCAGGCCCGCATTGATCACGAGATGAAGGGCTGGGGCATCGACATTCTCGGGGCTGGCGATGTTCCAGTTACCTCGCCTGTGATCGTGACAGGGGAGTCTAAGGGCGGAGCTCAGAAGCTCGACGAAGGCGCTCGTTACATCGCGCAGATGAAAGAGCGGTTGGCCCTGATTGGTCGAGAGACCGAAGCGGAGAAGCTGTTTGCCAGCATTGCCTCGGGCACTTTGACATTCCGGACAGATCGCGAAAAGCAGCAAGCGATCGGCCTGGCTGAGGCAACCGACGCATTCAATGAGCAGCAGGACGCTATCAAGGGCGCGCAGAAGCAGCTGGAGGAATACGGCCGGCTTATGGACACCCTGTACCCCGAGCGGGCGAAGTCTAGGAAAATCGCCGACGGGGCGGCGCTGCTGGGCCAGTACCTGCAAGTAGGGACCCCGGAGTATGAAGACGCCTACAAAAAGTTGGTCAAGCAGTTTGGCGCAGCCACTGATGAGATGGATGAGTTCGCCAAGCAGGGTGCGCGGAACATTCAGTCGACGTTGGGCGATGGGATCTATTCGGTTCTGACGGGAAAGTTCGACAACATCGGCCTGAAGTTCGCGGACATGCTTGCAAGGATGGGATCGGACCTGATGGCGTCTCAGCTGGGCAAGCTGCTGTTTGGCAGCTACGGCGGGAAGGGCGGCGAAGTGGGCGGGTTGCTGGGCGGGCTCTTCAATGGAATCGCCGGCTGGCTTGGTGGCGGCATGTCTGTTTCGTCGTCGTACACCTCCGGCGGCACGGCGGTCGGCAATGTAAGCGGGATGACTGGTTCGTGGGGTGGGTTGCGGGCGTCGGGCGGTCCGACGATGCCTGGGTCCTTTTACCAAGTGAACGAGCGCGGCCCGGAGCTATACACCAAAGGGCGGGACACCTTTCTTATGGAAGGCGGAAGCGGCGGGTATGTGACGCCCCTTGGCTCCGGGTTTGCTGGCGGCTGGGGAGAGCCTCGGGTCACGGTCAACAACTATGGCGGCAGGGATGTTGATGTGCAGCGAATGAGCGATGGGGAACTGCTGATCGAGGTTGATCGCCGTATTGAATCGAAGACCCCACGAATTATGCAAAGGCAGTTTGGTCAGGCGAACTCACGGGCCTCGAAGTCCCTTACTTCAAATTTTGAAACGTCGAGGAAGCGCTCATGAGGCCGTTGTTACCGTTCTGCCCGCTGATGGCAGGGTATTCGGCCGACATTGGGGACGGCACGATCCGAACTCCATTGGACGGTGGGCCCGGGCGATATCGCGCCGACCTCTCGGGTAGTCCTCACATGGTGTCGGCGTTGTGGCGCCTGCGCGACGAGCGGTATTCGATGTTCATGGGCTTTGTGCGGAACTACCGACGCAACGGGGCGGAGGCCTTCGAGATCGATCTGCGGCTGGATACCCATAGGACTGAACGCTACGTCGCGAACTTCATCCCTGGGTCGGTCAGGCTCGTCTCGAAGGAAGGGCGGTTCTATACGGTTTCGGCCACCTTGGAAGTGCAGCCGTTGCCGGACCTACAGGTAGGCGAGCTGGACTACTGGGGATCGCTAATCATGATGCTCACGATCTATGGAAGCTTCGCTGCGGCGAGGGAAATCCTGGATCTTCTTGCCAAGCTTGTAAACGAGGATCTTCCCCATGCCTGAATCTAATGAAGACCAGTGGGTCGATTTCTTTTTCGGTGCGCCGTCCAGTACGGCAGAGGTGCCCACCCTGGAGATCAGTCAACCGAATTTCTCCCGGGTGTGGCGCGTTCAGGCGAAGTATCGAGAAGGCTTCTGGGCCCGCCTGGAATCCGGCGAGCAGGTATTTTTTCAATATGTTCCCTTGGGCCTCAAGCTGTTGGAGGACCGTGGAAATCTTGATTTCGGCATGACCGTAACCCTCGGAGACTTGGGTGAGATCTTGCCCGATGAAATTCAACGGGCGCGTGCGGCAGGCTCGTTGCGAACATCTCCGCCCAGGGTGGTTTACAGGTCGTATCGATCCGACGACATGGAAAGGCCAATGTTCGGCCCGGTCGTCTTGCAGGCCCGCACGATCACGCGATCGCCGGAAGGCTCGCAGTTCGACGCCACTGCTCCGCAGGTCAATGTCAGCAAGACGGGGCGGGTGTATCGGTCGGACGAGTTTCCGATGCTGCGGGGGTTCTTGTGAGTATCGACTTTCTTTTGTCCAGGGAATACGACCGAAAGTCATATAACTGCCTGCACTTTGCGGCTGACGCCTGGGAACACTTGACGGGCGACGCACGGTTGCACCAGGTCGAGGAATGCGATTTTCAGGCCGGTCGGCTGTCCGCGCTCTTTCGGGATTTGCGACGCCAGCGCGGCCCGACGGTTGAGCCGTCATTGGTGCTTATGGAGGCATTGGGCGGAGGATCCCATATCGGGGTGTGTGTGCGTGGGCGGCTGCTCCATCTAACCGAGGGCGGCGCCCAGTTTCTCCTGATAGAGGCCCTGGCCGCGAGTTACATAAACATGAGGTTTTATCTGTGATCACTGTCCTCTTGTACCGAGCTCCCGATAGAGCGATGGAAACGCACCAAGTCAATGACTTGCTTTCGTTTTTGAAGGCGGAACTGGGGCCGCGTTTCCCGCCGGGTGCGCGCATCACTGATATGGCCACGCAAGCTGTGGTCACGCCCAAGGTCCCGCTCGAAGTCTCCGCGCTGCGGGGAATGCCTGGACCGTTTGTCGTTGAAGTCTTTCCGCGAGCGGGATTGACTTGGACGGCCATAGCTGTCGCGTTGGCAGCATCAACTGCCTCGATGATCTTGACGTCCATTCTGACGCCAGATCCACCGAACGCCACCGCCCGGAATGTGCAGCAGGAATCGCCGAACAATGGCCTGTCGGAACGCACGAATCAGGCTAGGGTGAACGGGCGGGTGCCGGACATTCTGGGGAAGGTCCGATCGACGGCGGATCTGCTGGCCCAGCCTTACAAGATCTTCGAGAACCACGTCGAAAAGGAAATCGCGTTCATGTGCATCGGGCGTGGCGCCTACGCGATCCACGATGCACGGGACGACACCACGCCAATCTCCCAAATCGCTGGCGCCTCTGTAGAGGTTTACGCGCCCTTCACGTCGCCCAATAGTGGGCATGCGCCTCAGATTCGCATCGGCAACGCGATCAACCAGCCTGTCATTTCCAGCAGGCGGATCAACAGCGTCAATGGCCAAGTGTTGCAGCCTCAGGACGTGGGCAGTGCGATACGTCGCGGCATGGTATTTCGTTCGCCAAACGAGGTCGTGTCGCAGGATGGCGAACTGGACTTCACGGAGCTATTCATTGCTGGGGAGGTTATCTCTATCCAGAATGCCGCACAGACACAAGGGACGTACTCGTACAGCCCGCCTGAGGGGGCGACTTTCCGGACCGACAGCGCCATGCGGCCGGGTTGGGGCGAGGTGACCTTTGAGGGTAACCACGCGGCCGAATGGTCGGTCGGTCAAGTCGTCACGCTGTCGAACGGTGCCGTCTCCTGGACCGACCATACTGGCGGCGACGGGGATTTCGACTACACGGCGACGGGGAACGTTACAGGGATATATGGGGTTATGGGGGCCAGTTTCAGTGATGGGCTGACAACGGTGCGATTGGACATTTCGCAGAATTCGGCGGCCTGGGCGGCCTTTCGCACGGCGCCGAATGTCGTCTCGGGCACGCCTACGCTGACCAGGCCGTCTGACATTGTGCAGTTTGACCTGTCCGGCATGTACACGATCAATACCTTGACCTCGTCACTGCTGACGCTGGACAACCCGAGTGCGGTCAATCCTGCATGGGACACCTTGCAGAACGACTATGGCGGCGTCTCGGTGGTCATGAACCCTACGATCTCCACGACGGGTGAGCGTTGGGTGGGCTGGTTCACCGTGGAGAGCGTTCAGCCCATCACGCGGGTGATTGCCAATGTTATTGCTCTCAACGGCCTGTACAAGGACAACGGGCGCCAGCAGTACCGGCGCGATGTGGTCTACAGGTTCGAGGCCCAGCGCGTCGATGGCAACGGCAACCCGTACGGATCGGTACTGGTGTTCGATCGGGAGATCCGGGGTTCGGCAGTCACGAAGGTAGTTCGCGCAGACACACTTGACGTTGAGCTGGGCGGGGCGCCCAGCAAGCGCTGGCAGATGCGCGCTCGTCGCCTGACGAATTCGGATACGGACTTCGAGGGGAGCGTCGTGGACGAAATCCAATGGCGCGACTTGTACGCCTGCTCTACCGTAGACCGGGCTCATTTCGGCGATGTGACCACGGTGCAGTCGGTGACGTTTGCGACGGACGGCGCCTTAGCCGTCAAGGAACGAAAGCTGAATCTGCTGGTGACCCGCAAGCTGCCGCGCAGGGTGTCAGGGTCGACGTTCACGACGGAGCTGTATCCGACCACCGATGTCGCGGACATCATTTCGGCCGTGTGCCTGGATCCCCTTATCGGGAATAGGGCGCCGGCTGAGGTGGACTTTGACAACATCTACAACACGGTGCAGGAGATCCGCGATTACTTCGGCGTCGACGTGGCGCAGTTCAACTACACCATCGATAGCGACAATCTGTCATTCGAGGAAACGCTGGACATGATTGCGCAAGCGGTGTTCTGCCGCGCATATCGACGAGGGAGCGTGATCAAGCTGTTTTTCGAGCGCGCTTCCGAAGATGCCTCTTTGCAGTTCAACCATCGCAACAAGTTGCCCGGTTCCGAAACGCGGACCGAGGGCAGCGCGATGGAGAACGACGGTATCGAGTATCCGTGGATTGACCCCGACGACGATTCCCAGGTGACGATTTACCTGCCCGAGGACCGATCTGCAGTAAATCCGAAGCGGTATGACTCGGTGGGGGTGCGGGTCAGGGAGCAAGCCTACATCCATGCGCACCGCGCATGGAACAAATTGCAGTTTCAGGATGTGGTGACGGAGTTCGACGCATTGCCGGAGGCCAACCTGCTTGCGGTGTCCGAGCGGATCCGGGTCGCAGATAACACGCGGGCGCAGGGAAGCGACGGTGAGATTGTGGATGTGGCAAAGGACGACGGCAGGCTCGTCGCCTTGTCGCAGCCCTATGACTGGAAGCCGGGCGGCACCTACCGCATTTTTCTTCAGAGCAGCGACGCCACCATTGAGACGATGGCGGTGCAATCTGGGGGAAGTCCTCGGCTTGCCCTGTTGGAACGTGAACCGCGGACACCAATCATCCTGCGGGGTGAGGGCTACAACCCGACGACTTACATCATTGGCGAGGGAACCAGCCCCCGGGAGGCCATGCCGTTTTTGGTCGACGAGAAGGGAGCACCGAACGACGACGGGACTATCCCGCTAAAGGCGATCAACTACGACGCCAGGTACTACCAGAACGATCTCGATTTTCACGCTTAGATTTCACCAAACCCAATGAGCCCCGCCCCGTGCGGGGCTTTTTTTTGCGAGTTCCAAATGGCTGGATACCTCACTGCACAGCAATTGATCAATGGCAGCCTAGATGCCGAAACGCTCGATAGATACGCCACGGGAAGCGTCGGGCAGCCGAACGTCAATCGTATTGGCAATGATGTCAAGAACCTGGCCACGCTGACGCAGCAAGTGCTGGAAGTAGCCTCCGGCGCTGCAAACTTGCGGACCTATTCGACCGCGGCCGCGATGAATAGTGATACGAGTTCGCCTGCGGGTACGACTGGGCAGGTCACGAACGATTCGGACGCGTCCAAGAACGGCTATTACGTTTTCAACGGGACGGCTTGGCTGTGGTCGGGAATTCAGCCGGCGAGCGTGCCGCGCGTCAACAGCCTGTTGAGGGTCGTGCAGGCTTGCCCCTGGCTGGATCCGTCCGTGCTCAATCTCAGCGGCTCTGGTCAAACCGATTGGTTCTTGCCGACGCAGAAGCGTATAGAGGCGGCGCTGGCTATCAAGTCGGTCCGCATCGAGAACGGTGATCCCAACGAGCAGTACCTAATCTCGGTCATTTGCAACCAGGATCCAACGAACAAGGATCGGATCGCCATTGCAAAGCTGAGCGACGGTGCGACGGTCCTCAATACTGGTGCCGTGGATATCGCTCGCAACGCCAGCGGATTGACGCGCGTCGTCATTGGGTCTGTGGCGAATGACGCCTCGCTGCGGGCATACCTTGATATCGACTACCGCGAAATCACCAGCACGGGTGTCCTCAACTCTGCGTCGCTCGGTCTTTTCCGGATCGCTCGGACGCGTGAGCTGGATGCCATTCGACAGATCGTCGACCGAGGCATGCTGCCGTCCTGGTTGCGCGCGGACTATCGAAATCTGGTGCTGGCGGGCAATGAGCGCTGGCGTGCTGCGACGAGCGCTATCCGGGGGATCTGGCTGGATGGCGTCGATAGCGCCAAGAACTACCGGGTGAGCGTCGTCGCCAAGGATCAGTCCTATGGCAACCGAATCCTGATCCATGACGGGGCGGGCACCGTAGCGGGGTATGACGATCCGGGGATTGCTCCCACTGGTATTCAGACCGTTCCCCTTTCCGAGCGCAACGGCAGCGGTGTGTCTGGCTCTGTAACCATTAATTGGTCGCTCCTGACCGGGCCGTTCGTGGTTACCAGCGTTGTGTCGAACCTGGTGATTGATCCGAGCTATCCGGACCCTGAGCGCGCAGCGCAGCTCGTCTACCGCGGCGGAGGTGCGGCGAACTCCCAAGCCTCAATGCGCCCGCTCGCGCGGGCGATTAAGGTCGCTCTGGCGGGTTCCAGCATCACTTGGGGGCAGGGATACCTGGGCGAATTGAGCTATGTGGGAGGCGTCGAGCTGTACTTGCGTACGCGCGCCGCAACGTCAATCCACGCGTCTGAGCTCGCGCCTTCGGCTGAAACGATTGTGGCTCCGAATCTGTGGCTGGGATCGGCTCGGCGGGTTCAAGGTGTCAACGCGTCTGCTGAATTCGACCTTTGGGGCGATGAGCTGACGGTGAACCTGTGCCGTGAACGGGGGAATGCTGGCGCGGCAATGGTTGACGTGTACATGGACGATCAGCTGTTCGCCTCGTTCAGTACGTTTAATGACGAGCCTCAAGGCGCTGGCGTGGCCAACTTCGCGGGCAACGGTGCGAACGTCAAATTTGACCTGCAGCGCGGCTTCACCTACGACCACGCGGTGACTGTGAACGGTACGCCCATGGTCGGCGGCATGAACACTCAGGGCAGCGGCGCCGCAATCCCGGCCGGCTGGGACTACATGGTTGTGCGCAGCTATAACGCCTCGTTCAACAGGGTTACGCATGTTCTCTGGTTCAAAGTGGCACCCTCGGGCACTGTGGCGTGTTCCTACAAGTATGGCGAGTCCATCGCCTATATGCGCGGCACGCTGGGCAACACCGGGGTCGGTCTGGATTCACCTTTGGAATCGCCTTTTGGCGATGGGTCGGTGTCGGAGGACACGACGCAACCCGCGTCGATCTCCAGCGGGCTGGGTTTTCGGGATAGTGATCCTCGCGCCTGCGTCACCTACGTGCTGGGAGAGGCGAAGCAGCGTCATTTTAGATTGGTGGTCCGGGCACTGGATCCGCGGGCGACGGGTGGGTCCCCGTGGTTGGATCTGAACTTCGTTACGAATCGCATGCATCACGTCATGAACGCAGGCATTGGCGGTTGGTCGGCTGAACTGTTCCTGACTAGCGATGTGCTCCTTAACCGTATCGATTGCGTGGCGGAATGGGGAGCGGACGTCTTCCTGGTGGAATCCAGCACCAATGACGATTGGCTTACGCACGTCACGAAGGGATGGGTCACGCGCACGGGCGTGACGGCGCAGCAGTTGAAGGACGACGAGAGCAGCAACTACTTCAACTCGATCACGGGAACGTCCCCGAATAAGACGGTGCTGGACGACCGGATCCCCATCGCTGCGGCCGCGGCGAAGTCCATCACGTTGAACACCGCGGGCGCCACCATTTCGGCGGCTGCCGGGGATGCGTTGATCATCGGCTCCTTCCATGGCGACCATCGCCGCGTCGCGGTACGGCTGATCGATACCTACGCAGCCGGCGTGGCGACGTTCAAGCGTCCGATCAGCGCCGATGACTTTGCGCAAGCCGACAGCCTGGCCGGCCTGGTCGGCGACTGGGCAATGATCAAGGCGGCGCCGACGTGGGTTTCCCAGGTCGAGCAGTGCGTGCAGATCGTCCAGGACGAGAACCCGGATTGCCGCGTGCACATCGCCACTTGCGGCGCGCCGAACTATCACCACCGCCGTCTGTTCGGGTATCGCGAGCTGGGCATGGATCTGGCCCGGACCAAGGGCTGGGGTTTCGTGGAT